GTGTTAGTTGATGATATTTTGTTTGCGTTTGCAGTCATGTATGCTACATTACTGTTTAGTTTGTTTCCTACAATATTTGCTATATCAGTAGTTATTGTAGGAATGATTGATAGAATATCATCTGTGGGCCAACTGGCATCTGATGTACTAGTTGGCGAATATAAGGTTGTGCCTTGATGTCTACCTGCGAACTTCATTGCAGTCAAAAGTGCATCCCATCCTGGAGTTGTAACTTGCTCACTTGCAGTTGCAACAACTAGATGCCCTTGACCATATCCCGCACTATCAACGCCGATGCCAACGATATTATTAATATCTCCTACAAAGGAGTTAAAACTTGCCACCAGTATCTCATTATTTTGGTGGTTCTTTGTTAAGTAATAACTCTGTGGCATAATTCACATCTTCCCACAATTTTTAAATTATAAAGCGTCAGTGACAGATGCTGTTGGGTTAGTTAACAGAACTGAACCACTTGCGTTTGTTAGTTTCTTAGACGCAATAGTAACTGTAGATGTACCAGGAACAGTATCAGCACCAGTCCAAGACCATGCTCCACCATAACCAGAACCACTTCCACCACGGGCAACGTGAGCATCATGTAATGATGTTCTAATATATAAGTCACCGCCAGTTTTGTATGATTCTATAGTCATATAGTTTGCACTATAGTCTGAATCATCTGCAATTTCTTTCTTATGTTCAACATAAGAACCAGTTAAGTCACTGTACTTGTAACGTGTACGTGCATCTACTGAACTTGAATCTTGTGGTCTTACTGAGTAAGTAAAAGTACCTAATTCACTAGTTAGTTGTTCCCAAGAAGTACCTTGTTGGTTACCACTTGTGTCGTTATGTGATGCTGAAACTCTAAGTTCCCCACCCGCGGCGAACCAAGCATTCATATTGGCTTCTGAGCCAAATGCAAATTTAACTACTTGAACTTTTGAACCGTTCCAGTTTGATGTTGTTTGTGACGATTCATTTTGAACACTTGTGTCCCAGTCTGTGTAAGACCAAGGATTATTAAATCGTGTATTAATATCGTTTATGTACACTGGTGCAGCCAAGCCATGATGGGCCCAACTGATTGTCGTACCAGCATTAACTGCCGTAAAAGGGTTTGAGATATTGTAATAGTTACTTATCTTTGCTGCCGCACTGTAAAGTGAGTCAAGGTATGCATCGTCAACTATATCACCAGACGATGGATTACCCGAGATGCTATGAGATTGGTTATAACCTCCATGTACACCCGTGCCATTTAAGATAGTATTAATTGCACTTCGTAGACTGTTTAGGTCTGAGTTTGTTATTTGTGAGCCTGAAGCCATTGTTATACTCCTGTATTTTAACTAATTTGAATTGTAACTGTGTAGTCAATTACAATTGTTCTATTTGCCGCCAGTAACACGGGATGGAATGTTACGTGGGTTAGCATTAATGTTTTTGTTTTGTCCAGGGCACTACTGTTAGTTACTCCCGACAGAAGTCCGATTTCATCAAATGTGAAAGCATCTGCTTGTGTTGATGTTGCAGAACTATCACTTGTTGGAATCGTCACTCCCACAGCCGTTGCATATTTTGTGTGACTTACGTCAACACTAAATTTTACTTTTGCCGTGTTATTTGGTACTATTACTCCAGCCCCCATATCCTCTCCTGGAAAATAGACAGTATTTGTTGTTTCCTGTTCATACGTTGGAACATACAATGAACTGTTACTAGCCGTTATGGCTAGTTGGTCATATGTTGAGTAGACTCTAGGAGAACGATACGAAAGAACAGAAGTTGAGGTACTTCCACCATTTCCGAATTGCATCCAATTAATATGTGGGGCACTGCCCGAGGCGTTAACACTCGTTGCTTTACCTGCCATAGCAGACGCCATGACATACGCCATGTTTCCTGGATGAATTGCATTCTTCTTTTGTACAAGTACTTCGCCACTCTCTTTATCAAAGATTTTGAGTGTGCCTACTACTTGCGATTTTATTACGTCTTTAAACATGTTATATCCGTCTCTTAGATTATATCTTATATTTATCTACTTAATGTATTTATGCGTTTCTACATTTACTTCTATCTAACCTTAATTATTTCTGGTCTTGTAACACTAATGCTAATGGAGTATCTAGCACAAATATTCTATCATTTTGTGAGAAATTATGTCCCACTGTGGTATATAATGCTCTTTCCATGATGTTCAACGTTCCGCTTGTGTTTTTATCATACATCATAAATTCTACGTTTTCTGGATTGCTAATACTTTGTACAGCAATTAATTTCGTATTCTTTTTCGAAGCCGCTAATTCTTGTGCTGATGCTGTGCCTTGCAACGAAGTCAATATAAATGGACCTCTTGCTGTACCAGTTCCTGTACCAACACCACTTGCTGTGAATTTTGTACCGATATTGCTATCAGCCGCGCCAATTAGTGTGAAATCTGTTGTTCCTGCCTTAGTGATTGTGTATTCTCTACTTACCACAAAAGAACCAGCAGTTATTGTCCAGTTGTCTGCCAATAATCCCCAATCTTTAATAGGAACATTATAACCTCTACCATAAACATCATACAGAAAAAACTCTGTCTTGTCAAGAGTAAACCCAGTTAAATTAGGAACCCATTTCGTACCAACGTAACTTCCGCCTGATGCATGAATATCTGCGTCACCGGCTCCATCTTTGAAATTTTGTACTATAACAACAGAAGACTCTAATGCTCTCGCACTTACTTCACCAGTATCGATACCACCGGCAACTGAAGTTGAAGTAGTTCGGTTTCTTAAAAATTCGCCTTGCTCTAAATCGCCATGACTGCCCACATCATCGTCTGTAGTATTTGATGGAGTGCTTCCTGTTGTACCACCATCATAAACTTCTCCTGCTTTCTTATATCTGCTGGATTTACCAAAGTCTAAAGTAATTTTCAAATTCTCATCAATTGTTGTTAATGTTTTTGCTATATCTGATGTATTGTTTACTCGTTTTACTTCTCGTACCTTTGCATGATATGGCTTTGTTTCTCTGATATATTCTAACACGTCAGTCTCACCATCTCTCTGATACACTGCATGTTGTTTTAATTGTCTGCTATGCAAGTTTAAGTCAAAATAACTTGTCTTAAACAACCATGAAGGATATGTCTTTTCTGTGTAAAGATATTTAATCATACCATAGAATATATTATTAACAAATCCGGTAGTAGAATGATTTCTAATTAGATTCATTAATTCGTGTATTTGAATTCCCACTGCGTTCTTATAATATTCTTCAACTGCTGTACCATTTCCAGTTCCAACACCAGTCGCTGTGAAAGTATTACCAACTGTATTTCTATCTGAGCCTATTGCAGTGAAATCGGTTGTACCGACAGTCAATATCTCATATTTTTTGCCAACTTCAAAATATCCACCTGCTTTTGTTTCTGGATATATTAGAGAAGAAAGTGATATGTTCAATGCACTTTTACTTCTGTTAACTAATTGAAGTTTATTATCAAGTTCAAAGTAATATTCGTCATGTGTAGGTAATTTTAATTTAAATGATTTTATGCCACTTTCATATTGTTCAATCATATCGAACTCTCTAGTAGTAGATAGATAAGAGAAAGTTTTAATAGTTTTGTAATTATCATTTATGTACCAATCACCAAGACTAAAGATGAAGTCATCTGTGTCTATATACTGTAAATAGTTTGAATACTTGGTCTGTAGTAATTCTGTACTCATTGCTGTATTAATAATCGATGCAAAGTTTTCTTTTGCTTTGTGTGTAATTGTAAACCAATTATCAGTTGTCTTTTCTATTTTGTAAACTCGTAGTACATCGCCTACAACTATTGTGAGTGATTGTCGTGCTACTTTCAAAGTGTTGCCGTCAATAGTTAGATTACTTGATTTTACTGTCTTGTTACCTAAAGTAACTACAAGGTCGTCTACAGTTAAGCCAGACATAAACTGAGTGCCATGACTATCAACTGGTGTTACGATTGCAAAGTTGACATTAGTTAATTCTGATGCTATCAATTTTGTAGCATATGATTTGTCTATAGTAATATCAGAGATAGAGTTAGTCATATCATCTAATACTGTTTTCTCGACCGGCGTCTGTGTATCTTCTACAAGCATTTGCCAATCTGAATTTTCTTTTACAATTCCTGATGTTATCTGATATTCTAATGATGCAGTTATAGTACTACTATCATATGACCTAGCATTGTTGCTTATAACAACACTCTTTTTACCAACTGGTAAGAATTTGTTTTTAGGACCGGATGAAGTAAGTAATACTGAAAGTTCTGTAGCATCTTCACCTGTTGATAACCAGTAGAAGTATTCTGTTACTTCTTTGCCAGCATCAGTGTCATAGTATGTCTTTGAGTTGTATGCATCTGTTCCAACAGGCAATTTACGTGACATTGTCCATTCTTTTACTACCATCTTAGAACTATCTACTGTTTTACCCCAATATCTTCTCACAAAATTTATATCTAGGTTTCCATTAGCGTCACCATAATCATTGTAACGATAGAAACGTGCCAAGTCTGTGTCCCACCATATTTCGCCTATTCTTTCATTTAACCAAATATCATTACTTGTAATCGTGTCATATTTTGCTGGGTCTGACCACATAACATAATCTATCTTAGACATGATAGCGCCAGGTAGTTTTAAATTAAGTGGGTCATATAGTTGATGAGATATAAAATTCTCACCGTCTTGTACTATTAATCTTCTAGTTAAGTCACTATCAATAACTATTGCCTTCTTTGCATGAACTGATGTACCACTCACTGGACTATAACTTAGCACTGCCCAACCGGCAGTATTATAGTTATCTATCCATAATTTACTTGCACTATTCAGTCCAAGTGCAGTTTCAAATTCTAAACGAGTACTACCATTAAAGCCAGGAGTGTATCTCACTGATTTCCATAACATTGCTTTAAAGTTTGCATTTGATGTTATGTTAGAGTATGTCAACACAAGACCAATTTTAGTTAGAACTGCTTGGACAGTACCGGAGAATGTCATCTGTACACTATCGTTAGTAAATATCATTCTTCCATCACTCGACAATCCAACTACGTTTTCTGATGCTGCCGTGATTTGACTTGCGAATTCTAAGGCTGAAGGACTTGTTGATGTTGCGTTGCTATATGTTCCTGCTGTTATTCCCATATCAGTAAGAGGATTTCCAGCAATATTAGAACAAACAATGCTCTTTTCTGAACTTGTTATTTTAACCTGTCTGTCAGCCTTCGCCGCGGCTACTGTTGAGCCTTGGAATACTTGTGTGTTCAAGTCAGATACTATTGTATCTGTGGCATCAATTGCTATTGTAGTAGTTGCATAACCTATTCTACCCATGGCGCCAGAAGTTACTTCAATTATATCTAAGTTATGATTTAAACTTGATATCTTAAGAGTTCCAGTTACAACTGATGCAGTTACTCCAGATATAGAAAGTGCATTTATCTGTGAACTAACACTATCTATTGTTGGATTGGAATTAGTTTCATATGTTCCTGCTGTAATACCTAATTCAACTAAAGCAGTTCCAGAAATTGTCATTGTAGACCCAGAACTTACAATAGTCATGCGATTGTTTGTGTCCACTGATGCTGTAATATTAGTTATTGTAGTCAGTGCTGTTGCTAGATTATCTAGTTTAGAATCTGTGTATGAGTTTGTTGTTGATAGTCCCAAATCTATTAGTGAACCACCAGTCATTGTCAGTTGTGGAACTGAAGTTGTGATAACTAAATTACTTCCTGAAGTACTTGCAACCACACTACTTGTTCCTGTGTTAATCGCAGTTACGATTGCGGCCAAATCAGCACCACTTGATAATGTAATTGTGTCTCCATTAATTGTTAATGGCTTTGTAGAAGGCATAACTGGAGAGGAAACTGTACCAGTTAATGTCAAATCTGCTATTGTCTTTGTTGTGCTATCAATGATAACAGTATTTCCTGTTGTCAGTGTCGAACTTCTTGTCGCTGTTGTTGTTTTCGATATAGTTTCAGATGCACTATAACCAACAGTTAATGTTGTGCCGTCAATTGTTACTTGGTCACCGTAATTTGAACTAAATGCTCCTGGCGTGGTTGCGACAGTTCCTGAGAATGTTACAGTTGTGTTCGTTGTGTTCTCAACTATACCAGAGTCATTATAAACAACAAAACTTGCTTGTTCGCCTTCTGCTATAATTGGATTAGCAACTGTGCCAAGAATTGTTATTCCCGTACTAGTAGTTCCTGACGGAGTATAAGTGTAAGATACTCCATCAATTGCAATAATGTCGCCACTATCAAATACTGGATTACTAACTGAGCCTATCGCCTCTACACCAGAATTTGAACTAGTAGGTACAAAGACACTATTTGTAGTTGTAGAATCTATCTCAACCGTTAATGGCTCAAAATCTTCTTCAAATACCAGGTACTCATGTACTACTGTTCCACTTACTGATTTTGTTCCATTAGAAGAAAGCAAGTAATAGCCTGATATTGTCGGTGTTATCTCTTTTGCAGATATTTTTAAATAAATTGGCTTAGCAAGAGACGTGCTATCAATAGGAGAAGCAGTACCAATGTATAATTGGTTATCTGATGTTTCGCCTATATAACTTATTTCTGATACTTCACTAAGTCGAACTACATCCCATGCTCTGTCTTCGTCTGACTGGATCCATGCAGTGTCTCCTTCATACAGAGAAGTTTCAGTTAATGCAGTCAATGAACTATATGTGCTTGTGACATAACTTACATCAGACTCGTTAACATATCCAGTTGTTTTGATTGCTATATTATTTTCTTTTGTAATTGGTAATAGTTCTTTACTTGTATCTTGGTATTCTATTAAGAATGGGTTTTGTATCATATCACTAACTGTAACATCTTTTGTCATTGTAAATTTAGCAGACTGATGTCCATACTCGCTTAATTTAATTGCCCAGATGTCAGAATGTGTTATGTCTTTAAAGTCACTGTTGTTGTTGACAATCCTATTAACACTCGAAACTGTTCCTTTATGTGATAAGAAGCCTCTATAAAATTCTAATTGTGATTCTCTTTCAACACCATGGTTTGTTAGATATGTTCTTGTTGTATAACCATATTGATTTGATTTTAACTTATTGATAATTGATAGACTTTGGTCAACTAACGTATCTCTATAATGTTTAGTTTCTCTAACCATTGTATCAAAGTTTGGTAGCAATTGATTGTCGCTTACTATGTAACCGTCAACTGCCATTGTTCCGTCCCATCCAATAGTTCTGTTACAATCAACTTGTACTCTAAGATTTCTATTATTATTCTGTGGGTCGTATATTATATCTCCGTAACTATCGGTTCTATCAATAACGAATGCATGTTCGATATCTCTTATGTCCATCTTCATTCCATAGATAGGTACATCACTTGCGAATGTAAGTTTAGAACCGTCTGTATGAAAATGAACATTATCCCTTGATATAAGTCTACCTGATGCATCTACTACAGTATAGTAGTTCTTAAATGTTTCGGTTGATACACTTGCTACACCATAATCTGTATTAAAACTTCCGCCAGTTAATAAAGGCGTTAGAGTGATAAAATCACCAACTGAATTATTTTCTGATTGCCATTCTAAGAATTTATGTAATAGATTTTCCCAATCTAATACTTCACCAAACTCGCCTGAGTCTGTAAATTCCCAACCTACTAATTTAAGATAATGTTCATAACCCATTATTAAATGTGCAACATCATCTATTGTTTCTAAGATATCACCATAATTATAATTCTTTACAGTGTCATCTACTAATTCATTGTAACCCATTGCTTGAACTTTATTTGTTCTTGGCCATTCTGTTACTGGTTTCCAATCTGATATATTGTCATCAAAATCAGAAGTTGCTGTGTGACTAGCAAGACAAATATAAGGAACATTTTGATGCAGTGCATATGAATCCATTCTGTAGTATTCACCAGATGTCCAATTCTTTAATGTAAGTTTGTCGCCTGCTGTTGAGAATGCTTTATCTCCACTTGCTTTGTCCCATGCCATTGCATAAAATGTAGGATTTAATTGGTCATATCCATGAATTCTAAATCCGAACTTATCAATTTTAGGCTGAGATATTAGTGTCCAACTTGCATAGTCAAAGGTAATTACCGCCGCTGTCTCTTTTGCTGATACACCGTCTATATTTCTTTTATAATATTTACTATCTGTTGTGTTTAGAACAACCAGGCCCTTGAAGTATGTAGCAACATCAGATAGTGCGTAAACTGGATGCTCAAGAGCAGTTGAAACTTTTTCGACTACGATTGCACTAAAGAATTCACTTCTATTTGGTACACCAGCGTGAACAAACAAGTCAAAGTTATCTTCAGGCAATTCAGTGAATCTGCTATTTGCTAGTGAATTGTTTTCTGTATGTAATTTAAAGTTATTAACAAAACCGCCCAACTTTGAACCCAACTTAAATGAATAATTGGCTTTATCTGCAAGTACCACTGCATTATCAATACTATCATTCTGATTAGAATATGCAATAATAGATTTTAATTCAGTAGCATACTTGTGTATAATCTCAAATGGATTTGTTAACAACATCAATAGAAACTCTGCAAATATAAATTCACTACTACGAGTCCATGCAAGTTCAACTGGTGAGTTATCACCAAATTCCCATGCTTGGTCCATCAATGCTATATCATCAGATGATATCGAACTACTGAAGAATAGTTCATTTGGCTTATGTAAGTTTCCTGACCCGTCAACTGGGACCGGACAAGTTAATTTATTTGCGTTTATCAATGTATTCCAAAAGGCTATTGTAGTATAAGATGCTCCGTATGTCGCATCAAAGGCTGCTGGCTTCTGTGATAATTTTATTGCTTTCCATGGTTCTTGTAGCGGTCTGTCTGTGCCATAAGCCTGGATTAACTGCCCTCTCCAATAACCACTAGTTGTGTCATCTTTTGCTCTATAGTTCCATGTTTTATAATCAGTGACATCATATATATCATTGGCCAAGTCATCAATATTATTTCTCATCATCCACTTCTTAAAGAATGGATACATAATGTATTTCTTTTCAGAAGGAGTATAATCGTTTGTAGATGAGCCGTATATGCCATAATTCATGCTATCTATTTTAGAACTTGTGTTGTCTGCTAGATTATTAAACACCAAGGTTTCGAATATAAGTAATATGTTATCTATTCTATTTGCACTGCCATCTACTAACGGATATACAGGAGTTAATGTACCATCATGTCCTTTAATAAACTTCACCGATGGACTATATCCAGCATCTGTTATAATTTCTGGAATATGAGCGGGTGCTATACCTAAAGAAGTTGCACTTGGTGGGATGTAAGATTCTTTAATGTTAATATAATGTCTAACAGTTATTACATCACTACTTGCCCTTGCTGTCGTAAATTTTATCTCTGTTGCGCCAGAAGATAATGTATAATCTACATTAAGTCTTTGTATAACATTATTTAGAGTTATAACAATATTTTTGTCATGTAGTATTGAGTCTCTGAATGTAGGCATTACTTGTTCAGTCGCACTATCGATAACTGTCACAGGAAGTTGTTGATAATGAGAATTGCTCTCACCAAAGTTTATCATAGAACTGTCTCTAAAAATACTTACACTTGTGTGTTTTCCTAGAGATATAGTGCTGATTGCATCTTCTAAAACTTGTAAATCTGTTTTAGTATCACTAGCACTATTTGATAATGTGTTTATAACTGTTGTTAGTAGTTTGTTCTTATACCCATTATAAGAATTTGATAAAAACTCTGTTGCTTTTAGTGGATTATAATCATCTCTTGTTAATGCAAAGTACGCCTCTTTAATATCTATATTATTGAGAACTAGTGTACTGCCCTTATTTGCGTGTCTTAATTTATCAGTACTGTCGCCAATGCTTCTGTAGTTGTTTGATGCGTTTGCATCTCCAGTTAATGTGTCTGTTGTTTCGATTATACGAACCAAATGCTCGTGTAGAGTAGAGTATACTAATTCTGTATTAACGTATGAAGTGTTATCAACGTTATATTCTAGTGCAGGATTAATTCTTTGAAATACTTTGTCACCCTCATAAACAACAGGAGTTAAAGTACAGTAATCAACATATACGTTTCCAGTTATTGCTTTTGTTAGTGTGATTTTCTTTGTAGAACTATCGAATGCATAGTTTCCTAATTGCTTTTTACCATCTACATATAAATCTATTGAATTAGTATTTTTAGGAGACTGAAGGAGGGTAATCTCTGATAATGTCGCTGAGGTGCCTAGTTCTTGTCTTAGGTTTCTGTAATCAAAAGTTGAAAATATCATCAACTCTTTGTAACTATTAGTACTCGCATCTTCTTTCCACTTATACGTTGATGTTTCTAATAGGTCAATATTAAATACGAATTCACTATAGTAATCGCCCGCTTTTAACTTAGGTTTGAATCCTAGTTCTGCGTCTGTTACATAGTTGTCGCCAACAACATAATGAAATAATTTTGCATCAGTAATGAAATTTGTAGTGGTAACATCGTATGTTTCAAAAGTTGGCAATGCCCATGCTGTATCACTCAAAGATTTGGCTTGACTTGTTGTACTAAGTTGTAAGTGTTGGTCAAACTCTATGATTGGACGAGATGCCTGTACTAATAACTTAAAGTTTGCATCTGTAATATATTGTTTAATATCATCATAGTGATACCAACTATTATTCTTTGACCACCAGTTGGTTGTACCATATGGCTTATCTTTATTGTAGTTAAGTGTAACATAATGTTTATTATTTGAGCCAGCAAATATATCATTACGGAACGTTGATGGTACCCAGTAATACATACTGAAGTTAACAAATTTATCTAAATCTATTGGCAAGGCAACAGTGCTTAACGTGTTACTGCTATTGAATAATCTTCTATGGTCGTTTGTAAGAGAGCCTTTATTGTATATTGCGTTGAGCAAATCTTCATAGAACACATTATCAGTTGCATCTCTACTTGAGAAAGTTGGTTCTAATCCATAATTATCTCTTGCATATGATTGTGGTGGGAATGAAAGATATATGTCAGTACTTTTGAATATTCCTTTTTCTTTTCTACCAACAAACGCTTTTGTTTTCTCCATTTCACCAACAGAAAACGCACGGTCAAGAGTTGACTCGAATATTGTTTCTAACTCGCGGTTCTTTAAGTGTCCTGGTAAAAAGTCATAAATCTTCTTTGCCATGTTATTCGCCTACTAATTCAGATTGTGATAATTGTGTAATTATTTTTACATCACTTGATGTCGTTACTGCCATAAATATTTCATTCAATGCACAAGAGATACTTAGTAACTTTGTGAACTCATTCGTAGAATATTTAGGAGTAATTACTACACTCGAAATATAGTCTCCTAGTTCTTGATGCAAGTATGCCGCCAGTTCTGAGAAGTAGAATGTCGCTCCAAAATCCCAGTTGTCAATTGAAAAGTATTCATTCACTTTCGTAGACACTGCGGTTTTGATTTCGCTGTCTGTGTATCCAACTCCCAACTTCTTAATTACCTTAAACACTGCTTGGTTCTCTGCCGATGCATATGAGCCAAATAGATATTTAAACTCTGATGGGATATAAGCAACGTGGTCTGCAATGGCAGCCTTTGGCTCAATTGTACTCATCAAATTTTTCAATTCATAATTATTTGGTGCGTCTGGTTGTTTAGTTGTGAAATCTTTTGCTACCCATTTTTGTACATTTCTAACATAATCAGAACTCAACACATACATATCAATAATATTACTTGTGCTAGGATTTATTCGTTTGTTTATATCTGCATAATGGTCCCATCTGAAACTTGTAAACGAGTCTTCAACAAATGATATTCCTTCTTTCACTGAATATGATATTAAGTTGTGTACTATGTTTTCTCCACTGCCACTATATGTGAAAGATTTGTTCCAAATGCCACCGATTCGTTTATACCAAGTAGTGTTTGATGTGTTATACCACAGCACAGCAGTTAAAGGAACTGAACTATCTGGAGTGTCAGTACTGGCTTCTGCTGCCGCATACGCATACTTTGATGCTCTATCGTAATTTACTGTTCCCACCGTATATGATTCTGTTGCCATTTTATTTCCAGAAGTGATAGTAAAGACTTCGTATGGATTACCGTTTGTGTTTCCTGAGAATAACTTAACTTTTGTATTATCTTTATAACCTGCGGTAGTGTAATAATCATCATACACGTGTGCCGCTAATGTTTTATATGTCACGTCTGTTGTTGTGGCCAATGTTGCTAGTTGGAATGCCGCTGTTACTCTTACTGAGAAGTTAGCGATATCTGATAATCCTGCTGGTGCGCCAATAAAGACATCAATAAGGTCATTTACTGCAACAGCATATGTCCAGAAAACAATTTTGTATGTTGTACCAGAGACAAGTGTAACTGTAGTATGGGTTGCATCAATAAAAGACCCAGTTGCTGTTCTAAGAAGAACATTACTAGTTGTGAGTGCTGTTGCACTTACTATATTAAATTGTCCATATGGATATTGTTTGAACTTGATATCTTGGTCTAGTGTGTTGATGTTTAATTGGTTCTGATTGCCGGGACTGTTAGCATCGGTGTCTGCATGTTGGAATGGTAAAGTAAATGTATACTCTGTAGTTCCAGCATCATACGTTGTTACTATGCCTGTTCCACTTTGTTCAACATTATCAGTCGTGTCAATAAACGAAAATTTACTACCAGCATTACTGAAATAAGTTGTTGATGGCTTTCCTTTGAACCCAAAAGTATTCAAATCTGCTGTACTAATTGTTGCAAAACTACTGTCTGCATTAGAATGGTCTTCAGCGCCAGAGTAGTTGATAGTAATATTTGTACTTGAAAGATTTGTGTCTGTTGATGCTGTTACCGCACTGTCTAGTCCTATTGTTGAACTTAAAGATGTTACAGTAGATAAGTCATCAATCCTTAGAGTAAGAGTATCAATTCCATCACCGTCGGCTAAGTCTGTTGCGTTACCTATAACTTTACCAGCAGTTGATGTTGGTGAATATATTTGTGCTGGCAATAATGGATATTCTATGCCATCTGGTGATACAAGAGCATGTGAATATGCTGGACTAGTTACTGCGCCATTTGTTTCAATAAAGGCGTACGTCTCTCTCGCACCGGTGTGTTGGTATATTGCTTTAAATTCTGCGCCTGTTCCATTGTAGACCACAGAACTAGTTACTGGTGCTTGTCCCACGACTACTGTTGGAGTAGTAGTACTTGATGAGTAATTACTATTAGTTTGTCCTGCTAAGTAGTTTAAAAATATAGTATCTCTTTGAGATAGATTTGTTTCATTATCAACTACACTAGTATTGTTGCCATAGAAAAACTTAACTTCGTCTCTACTTTCAAATGCAACCTTTTTACCAGTAAACTGTGCTATGTATTCTGATTCATTATCCCTAATTCCAGAAGTGTAGTTAAACACTACATGTATTTCTGAAGGAGTAGAACCAGTGTGAATTTGCCATTCCCATTCTTGTGCCAAGCCGGCTACTAATCCATACTTCAATGTAAATGTTGCTTCTGACACACTATCTACTTTAACCTTAATAGCCTTGACTTCAGCGTCTGTGAATTTTGTTCTTACACCTCTTATAATCTTTACAATAGTTCCATTTGCTGGGATTGATTTATCTAGTGTATAGTTTGTTGTACTGTCACTAAGTACCGAACCTACTGCGCCAATCTTTGCATATGTGGTTATTTCACCAACATTCAGTTCAAAGATATCGCCTTCAAATACTTTAGCATCTATTGTAGCATTTACTACCATTGAATTGCTTGTTGATACTATAAATGATTTTGCTACTGCTATATTGATACCAACCGCACTATGATACTTGTAGTAAAATTGATTTAAAAGACTTGGATGTTTGATTGCTTTTGTAAGTTCATTTCTTATAAAGTTATCACTTTTACCTTGTTCTTTGTTATAACTTAAAGGAACTTTTAATACTTCATCTTCAACGAATAAACTTCCATCTGACCCTGTCACACTTAAATTTGAGTGATGACCCACTACATCGTCTGTCTCAAAGTAACGAGATTTACCAGCAAATGATGTGTTTACTGATTTTACTTTTCTAACTACGTTGCTGCCGAGACTTAATGGATATACATTATAATCCTGAGCGTTTACCATTCTGTCTTGTGAGTAATAACTTCTAGGTGCAATTCTACGAACACTTGCGAATGTTTCGCCAGAGTAGTTCTCAGTGAAGTCTTTAGTACTTGTTAGTGTGAATGTTATGCTATATGTTCTGCTGTCTTTACCTACGTATGGAATTGATATACTTACGTCATTGATATCCTTTGCTTCTACTGAAAAGTTATCGTTATCTACTGTTCTAAACCATGTTCTATATCCGCCCGTTGCGGCATTACCAAATACGCCATCTGGATAATTTAATTCGATTGAGTTGTTATCACTTGAATTGATACTTACTAAATCACCTGAACCAGTTCGTAAAGCATTATAAATTGCAGTTTCACGTGTTTCATTATCAACTTTCGTTACACTTGAAACATATGCATTACTTGAGTCTATTTTCGTAACCCAAACATCACTGTTTGATACGTCTATTGCGTCTATTTTTTGTTTTCTATTTGAAATTACTGTTCTATAAGTATTATCTTCGTAATTCAATTGACCTGCAACTGTATACACAAAGAATCCTGTTCTATCACTAGCAGAGCCTAAATTGTCATTTCTGTTTATAAGTGTAAACTTTTTTAAAATATTTGGTTCATCTTCAGAAATTGTGGATAGTTCCGTGTTTAACACAACACGAACAGCCTCAAAATTTCTACTAGCGCCTGCAACTGAACTGGTAAATGCGTAATTTATGTTCTTTGAATTTGTTTCTTCATTTATTTCATATAAAGAGTAATCTACATCATCAACTGTCATCGTAGATGCTGGATTTTGAATTTTTGTATTTCCAGCGAATGAAGAATTTAGAACACTGATAAAGTTCTCATACCAATCAGCATTATTGCTGTCGTTCCAGTTTATAAGTTTACCTGCGAGAGATACGCCTTCGTTATCTAAGACACTTTCAGATGTTGTAATACTAGAAACCTTCATATATCCTTTTGCGTTAATTGGTCTAGTTTTATTATATCCAAGTGATTTTGCCATTTTAAGAATACTAGTTCTGCGTTCAGCAGTATCCATGAAATTCTCACGTGTATTCATATCCAATCTGAATGCTAAACTGTGTCCCATGTATGCGACCAAATCTAAGACTGCAATAAATTCAGAACTTGCTACGAAGTCATTAAACTTCGCAGGATAAGTCTCTGCTGTATAATCTAACAGTGCAGTTCTAATTGTGTCAAAATCATATGCTTTAAGGCTAACATTGGAAAACGCAGTATATACTGCTGTCCAACTTTCACTTGCGAATAGATTATCTGTACGTTCTTGGCTCATAATGGTCTCTCTATTATTCTCTATCTAAGTCTATCTTTAACTCTACATTTTCATTTGTTGGTAGAATTTCAATCCTTAGTGTAGCGTTTATTGTGTGGTCCGAGTCGCTGATTGTACAACTTATATAGTTAACTCTCGGGTCATCATTTACAATACTGGTTAAGTCTTCTTTAATTAATTGTTTTGTTTCTTCAGTCAGAGGCTCAAATTTCATTAAATGAATAATTGACCCATAATTAGGCAACATAACCCGTTCGCCCTTATGCGTCATGATATGATTCATTAGGTCTTCAATCACCAAGTCTTTATCTGTTAACTCGTGATTTATTGCATTTATATTTTTAGTACTGAAACCTGCGAATGTTGGCATATCTATTATTTTCTCTGTAGTTTATGTTACATGTATTTATCTCTACATAATATTCGTAGTTTTAGATTGACAAATGGATGCAATTCTGTTATTATAGTACTAAATAATACTATAATTATATCAAAGGATAACAATTCATGCCAAATCTAGTACCAATGGTCGTTGACCAATCAGCAAATGGAGAACGTAGTTACGACATTTTCTCTCGTTTATTAAAAGAAAGAGTTATATTTCTAACTAGCGAAGTGAATGATTACCAGGCAGACTTGATTTGTGCCCAGTTGTTGTTCTTAGAAGCAGAGAATTCAGACAAAGATATACATTTTTATATCAATTCTCCTGGTGGTGCGGTTACCTCTGGCATGGCAATATATGATACTATGCAGTTTATTACTTCTCCAGTAGCAACAACAGTAATGGGGCAAGCATGTTCTATGGGTTCACTACTAGCACAAGCAGGCGCTGAAGGTAAAAGATATATATTGCCTAACGCACGTACAATGATTCATCAACCATCAGGTGGTGCTGGTGGTCAGGCAACTGACATGAAGATTCAAGTAGATGAAATCATGAAGATGAAAGAGAGATTAACTGGAATTTATGTAACACATAATACTGCTGAAAAGACATTCGAAGAATTAACAGAAGCAATGGAACGTGATAATTTTATGTCAGCGGAAGAGACAGTTGCATTTGGACTAGCAGATAAAGTTATAGATAAGCGTTAGACACCAGGTACGAAACTAAACATCTGAGCAGTTTTTATTTTACGTTGAGCAAGAATGTCATCAACCTTGCCATTCTTCTTTACGTTGCTTTGAATTTCGTCTGTTATTGAATACCAATCTTTTGCATTTATAAGTGTTGTTATTGGACTATCTTTTATGGTATTAACACCTTCATAAAAAAAGTGATATAGTAACGCATCATATTGTGGTTGTGCAATCTTTACTGTGATAAATTTCTCTAGTACATTGCCAATATTTCTTAGTTGTTTCTCTAAAATAAATTGCGCCGCACCAAGCGTTATCTTATTTGTCGATATATCCACCCGAGTAGAGGCCGCAGTAATATAGCCATACTCGACTTCTGTATCTGAAATATTATATTTGTACCCTACTATGTTACTGACAACTGTAGTAGTGGGTTCATTATCTAATATAATTGCGTCTTTACTTACAGACGAAAATGTTAAATCTTTCACATTATTCAGGTCAACTCTTATGTGAGATAGAATGTAGTTTGGATTTCCATTTTCATGATAATCTATGCCCAAGAATGTACCAATATCTGTTATAACATTTAATGGCATTTGGATATAATTTAGCAATGAGCCTTGTCGTTTATCATATATCATTTTTGTATTCCTGAATTCTTTAAACCTTCTACACTTGCTTGTGAAACTGCAAAGTCGCTTGTTGTTAATATTTTAGCATGAGGTCTAGTACATGGTTCATGTGATGGCATTTCAGATACAATTGTTTCTTTAAGTATTATTGATTCTAAGTTTTCATCAATATCTGGTTTGCCATTAGGTGTTAACAAAATAAGTTCTGATGTTGGTGCTAATGGACCATTCAACTCTAGATTTTTGCCTGTAGTTACTATGCAATTAACTCCAACATTAATATTCATTCCTGCTTCACTTTGATGAAATTGATTGCCCTTACTTCGTAAATGTAATTCTTCGTTTGTATTAATCTTAGTAGTTTTAACACTACGCATATTAATATTTTCTCCTGCTTCGATATTAATATTTTTGTCTGCACGTAAATTAAAGTCTTTCTGAGTTCTCATATTCAGTGAACCTTTAGCATACACATTCACTTCACCGCCTGCTCCAATCTCTACCCAGCCAGAGCCAGAACTGTTAACAATGTAAATAAAATCATTACCGCCATCTAATGTAACTCCAGCACCTGACGATGTTGTTATTTTTATTTGTTCAGGATATAAAGTACCGTCATCTGCTATACTTCCGTCATCTATTGATATAGATGAACCGCCAGATGTTTTCATACCGTAAACTTTAGAGTGTTGGGTTGATTGTTCGCCGTTGCTGTTTATATATCCACCATCTCTGCGAGGACTCGTAAATGTTGGACCTCTAAGGTCATCACTAAATGTTCCTTGTGCGCCTAAAATTCTATTAAATGCGGAGTTAGTAATTTCTGAACCGTCCAATTCAGCCTCATCTGCATCAACTATATCTTTCAAAACAGCCGTTTCTGCA